GTCATCGCCACGGGAGGCAAGGGTAATATCCGTGGGTTGACGGGAGATTATGCCCTCTATCCTGATATTGATGCCATTGAGGAGTGGAGTAAGGACGGAGCGGATGTCCGTCAATGGTGGAAAGACTACACCGATGTCTTGGGGAATAAGGCAGATATTGGAGATTTGATTGTTTTTTCTTTGCAAAAACAAAAAATTTGATTATTTTTGTAAAAAATGATAGAGATATGAGTATTAAGAAACTGTGGGGCAAGGTGGTTGCCTGGTTCGTCTTTTCGTTCAACAATCCCGTCCTGTTCAAGCAGGAGTTAGGTGGCTTCAAGGTAGTCTTCAGGCGTTATTGGATGGAGATACGCTCATTGTCGGACAACTTTCGGTTACGAGTGATGGTTTCCGAGCATCCATACGGATACCTTTTTTATAGCATGAAGGAGGGTCATATGGACAATATCAAAGGCTTCTGCCACTATGTCTATGCCCTCACGATGAGCCTTACCACGGATCAGAAGCTTGCGAACGAGATTCAGAGGTCATTGAACCGCAGTTACGACAGGAGAACGAAGGAGGAGATGGTGAAGACTGCTAAGGAGAGGGATGATGAGACGGCTATCAGTGAGGTTATGGCCAATGAGGAAATAGACAAGATGCCTCGGAAAGAGCGCAGAAAGATAGTCAGGGAATTGAGAAATGAGTTAAAAAAGAGCAGTAGAAATGAATAATGTTAATGGAATGGGCATAGTAGATATGCTCAATAAGTGGGTTGACGAGGGGACCATCACCACGCAGGCAAGGGTTCCGAGTTGGTATCAGACCAAGAAGAGAATAGAGCAGGGGTTGCTGTTTGGTTCACGGGTGCATCCGAATGTCATTTTTGACAATGAGGAAGTCCGCAATACCTATGACAGTCTCATTGAGGACGAGAGGCATCTCATGTTCTCCAGCGATGAGATGTTCAAAAGTGGATATGCTACCAAGCACGAACTTGAAAAGGCTATTCAGAGAGGAGAGATTATCAAGTATAAAAGGCTCATGAAGCCTATACTGTATATCAAAAATAACCAACTATTATAACTAACTGTTATCACTAACTATTATCACTATGGGATCATTAAGAAAAGCGGAGCGTAAATCCGCAAAGATTCGCCTTGGTTTGGCTTCTCCAAGTGGTGGAGGAAAAACCTATTCAGCATTGCTTATCGCAAGGGGTCTTGCAAGTTCTTGGGACAAGATTGCGGTCATTGACACGGAGAACGGCTCCGCTGACCTCTATTCGCAGTTGGGAGACTACAATGTCTTGAGCCTGACTGCACCGTATCATCCACAGAGATATATCGATGCTATCCACGAATGCGAGGAAGCCGGGATGGAGGTCATCATCATCGATAGTATCACGCACGAGTGGTCGGGTGTCGGTGGTTGCTTGGAGATTCAGCAGAACGAGGTTGACAAGCAGAGGGTCAAGAACACCTATACCGCTTGGAAGGTGGTCACTCCTATCCATCAGAAATTCATTGACGCCATTCTTCAGAGCAGGTGTCACATCATCACTACCGTAAGGAGCAAGACCGACTACATGCAGGTTGATGACAATGGTCGCAAGAGCATCCAGAAGGTCGGTATGGCGCAGGTCACAAGAGACGGCTTCGAATACGAATTGACTATCTCCCTTGACCTTGATGAGAACCACAGGGCAGTAGTATCGAAGGACAGAACCAATCTGTTTGAGGGGCATCCTGCCTTCATTCCTACTGTTGAGACAGGAGAGATACTGAAGCAGTGGTGCGAGTCGGGAGTCAATGAGAAGGAGGAACTTTTGGCATCCCTCAAGAACTGCAAGGAAAAGGCTGATTTTGATACCCTTGCCACCAAGTATGTCAATCTGTTGATTACCGATTCGGCAGGAAGGAGAGTCTTCCCTGAAGACCTCCGTAAGGCTATCAGGGCGAGGTATGAGGAGGTAACGAACACCAAAAAGCAGTAGATGGTATGGGACAGGTCACATCAGTCCCGGAGTACCTCCAGGACAGTCAGCGAACCGAAGATTGGTTCAAGCAGCGAATCGGTAAGTTCACAGGTTCGGGAATCAAGAAACTGATGACCACAGGGCGTGGAAAGGACTGCAAATGGGGAGATACCGCCAAGGAGTATGTCTTCTCCAAGCTCTATGAGAGAGTCAGTAATTCAAGGATTCAGACTCCCGAGACCTACGCCATGATGAAGGGTAAGGAGGCTGAAGAGGATGCTATCCGCATCTTCGGAGAGCGCACCCGCTTCCATATTGAGCCTGTGGAGTTCCTTTTGTCTCCCGATGTGCCATATATTGGCGCAAGTCCTGACGGATTGGTGTACGACAGCAGGAATAACCTTGTAGGCACCTTTGAGACCAAGTGCAGAATGGATGAAGCGATGCTTCGCAATGCCTTCGTGAAGGTTACTCCGAAGCACGATACGTTCTGGCAGTTGCAGACCGAGATGTATGTCGCAGGAGTGAAGGAGAACTACTTCACCCACTACTCCCCTGACAGGGAGTGTCCGTTTGACTTGCAGATTCAGGTTGTCGAAAGGGATGACGAAGCAATAGGCATGATGCTTGAGAGGGCAGAGATAGCTAATAGGGTTATTGAAGAAGCCATTGCTTCTGTCGGAGCCATCACCGACCGTAGAATAAGCTACATCACTCTCACATCCCGTATGATAGCGATGAGGGACTACGTTTATAATAATCTTGTTTAGCATCATTCTGCCATAGTATCCATAGTATTGTAATCAAGAATCATGAAGCCATTAATCAACCTTAAATCATATCCGCAGATTGTCCGTCTGTTCGACTTTGTATACAAGAAAGCCATTATGGACTGCATCGACAGGGATGATGTGTATGCTTGTAAGGAGTTCGTCAAGGAGAGACGTTCAAACAAGGGATACGGTATGATTGAGTTTGAGTATGAGATGACTTGGAGGGAATGGAAGAACACTTTGTATTTCTTCTGCCTGAAAAAGCGTCTGAATATGGTTGCATTGATTCTTGATTACATTAATTCTACGAGTACATACTATGCAGTCATCCTTCCTGTGGCTATGGAGTTTTACCTCAAGGGTGTTGAAGACTATATTGACTGCCCCTATGAGGATGACTACCTTCGTTTCAGCGAATCACCGAGAGAGGTATGGGGTAAACCCTCCCAGCCTCATACGGAGCGCAGGATGATGGATGATATGCTCCAGATGGTAATGAATCGTAGACACTATCGGTTCAAAGACCCTATCAAGAAGGCACAGGCTGAATCGAAGGAGCCGTCTCCCACCTGCTACGATACATTCACGGAGTGTATGTGGAGACTCCGAGAGGCTTTAAGGGGCAGAGATACCGTTTACCTTAAAGGCAAGGAGAAAAAGGTTATTGTTCGTAAGCCGAAGAAATGATATACAAGATCAATCACGTTTCCCCAAAGAATGTGTATGCGGATTTCATCATGCTGCCGTTGGGCATAAGAATGAATAGGGAGTTGCTTTCATACAAGAAGGGAGACCGTATCAAGATGCTTGACGGAAACACATATCTTATTCTTGGGGTGGGAACGATACAATTCAATAGCACTTTGGCTTCGGCATTATGCTTCCTCCGTTATGGCATTACACTGAAAAGGTTATTGATGCTATGGGGTCAGAATGCGGTTGCTTACGGATATGGTAAGAAAGCGGTAAACCAAGAAGAATGTCTAATTGTTGTCTATGGCAGTAAAGATAGCACGGAAACCAATAATTCCAATTGGAATCACTCCGACTATCCTCTGTAAGTTCAGGGATGTTCAGATTGTTCCCCACGAAGCGATAGACCGCATTTGGCTATGTGCTACGAGGAACACCCAGGAGGATTGGGAGGAGTGGAAGAATACTCCATTAGTCACTACTGACGGAATATTGGCCAAAATCACACTTATAAGCACTATCAACAACAGCGATGGCAGTTATGATTCCCTCCTTGACTCTTTGGTAAAGGATGTATATGGCGAGGAGATGGAGTTCAGTTATGTAAGGAAGAATTGGCAAGCAAGGATGAAGATTAGCGACTGCTGGCATTTAATTAGGATGAAGAAGGATGATACGATTGCGGGCATATCAGGAGAGAGCCGTTGAGGAGATTCGTGAGGCTCTCAATAAATATAGACGAGTGCTTTTCTGTGCTCCTTGCGGTATGGGAAAGACCATCTGCTTCAGTTATATTGCAGGTAAGCAGTATAACCTTGACCGCAAGGTGCTCATCATCTCCAACCGATGTGAGATATTGGAGCAGAACGGAGGTGCCATTGAGAATTTCGGCATCAACATAGCTTATATCAATCCGAAGAACAAGAAAATCCCAAAGGGCAAGATAGTATGCGCAATGGCACAAACACTGAAGCGCAGAGTGCTCAAGCCGGAATGGGAGGAGTACATCCGCAGTTTTGATTTCTACATCATAGATGAATGCCATTCGTGTGACTCGGATTTCATCCACCCATATATAGGAAAGCAGGCCTTTCTTCTCGGATGCAGTGCCACTCCTGTCCGCAGGTCACACCAGGCGCAGTTAGGTTATTTCTACAAGGCTATGGTGGAGTCGGTCTCCGTGAAGGAGTTGATCGGTCTCGGATACCTGTCCAAGAGTCACCACTATTCGATAGTAGCACCGTCTTTGGACGGACTGAAGATTGACTCGGGAACGGGAGATTACAACAGACAGCAGTTGGCTACGCGATACGAAAGCAAGAAGCTCTATGTGGGTATCGTAAACGAGTATCTTCGGCTTACTCCTCATAAGAAGGCTATTTGCTTCTGCGTCAGTGCCCGTCAAGCCATAGATATGACCAAGGAGTTCCTTGATAACGGAGTGAGTGCACGATATATCCTCTCGGGCAGTTTTGATGAGGATAGTACATATAGTGGGAAGAGGGATGAGGTCTTTGAGGCATTCAAACGAAACGAGTTTGAGGTTCTCGTCAATGTATCGGTGTGTACGGCAGGCTTTGACCAACGTGATATTGAGGTAGTCATTCTTAATTTCGCTACGGTCAGCCTATCCAAGTATCTCCAAGCCGTTGGAAGAGGGAGTCGCATCACTGATACGAAGCACGATTTCTATGTCCTTGATGCAGGATGCAATGTCAGCAAGTTCGGAGTATATGAAGCCGAACGCAAGTTCTGCCTATGGCACGATGACCACAAAAGCAGTGGTGTGATGGCTTTGAAGGAGTGCGATACTACCAAGAAGGACTGCAACGGCAAGTTCGGATGCGGTCAGCTCGTTCCCTCTACGGTCAAGGTATGCCCTGCTTGCGGATATGTCTTCAGGACAGAGCAGTATGAATACCAACTGCATCTTGAGGAGGTAGCGGAGAATAACGAGGATGACACTATCGCAGGTATGGTTGCCAAGCGGAAGATGGATGGGTGGAGCACCGCTCGGATAATGGTGCAGGTATGCCTCCGTAATGCAGGACAGGAACGCAAGGCTTTCATTGAGGCATATAGGGTTCTCAATCCGCATAAGGATATAAACGATGCTTTGAAATATTGGTACGTTTTCAAGAAACAAGTCTGGGATAAGATGAAACAAAGGAGGAAATTATGATAACAGAAGCAGGAGAAAAGCCGAAGAAGAGGGTACATAGCGAAAGCGAGAGCCGCTTGCAAGCAACATGCTTCGCTTGGTTTTGGAATACCTATCCCGAGTATCGTGGACTGATGTTCCACGTTCCCTCGGAGGGTAACCGCAACTCGGTCATTGACGGAGGAAGACGCAAGGCTATGGGTATAGTAGCAGGGGTATCCGACCTCATTTTTATGCTCCCAAGGCACGGATACCACGGACTCTGCATAGAGATGAAAACCGAGACAGGGAAGCAGAGCGACAAACAGAAGGAATGGGAGAGGAAAGTGACCGAGCAGGGATACGACTATCAGATCGCACGAAGCCTTTCGGAGTTCAAGACTTGCGTTACAAATTATATTATTGAAGATTGATTATGGCAAAGAAGATAATACCTATACGTCCAAATTTGGACAATTCACCATTGAAGGATATTGAAAAGGATGCTCTGTCATACTATGTCCTGTTCGGTGTAGCCAAGGAGCAAATCTTTGCTCGTTTCCTTCACCCCGAGATGCAGATGTCAAAGGTAGCCTTGAAGCGGGCAACGGAGATGTTCTTTGCGGACAAGGATGTCATCAAGTATATCGAAGACTATCAAAATACTATTGACAAATTCCTTGAGTTTGATTCAAAGCCGAAGAATGATGAGGATAAGCAGAAGAGACAGTTATCTGCAATAGAGAACGCCAAGGATTACATCATAGGATTGCTTCAGGATATCAAGGATTCAAAGGATCCCGAAACGGTTCTCAAGCTTGCGGACAAGTTGAATATGCTCGACCTTGAGGAAATATATGAGCAGCCGAGGCGATACCTTCCCGAGAGTTGTAACGATTGCCGTTACAAGCAATGGATTGAAGCAAATTGTAAAGAAGAATAACCATAACCATAAAATAAATAGCGAAATGGAGATTATTGGAAAAATCAAGAATGTGCTTCCGCTTCAGACGGGCACAAGTCAGAGAGGCCCGTGGGCAAAGGCTACTATCGTCATTGAGTACAAGTCGGGCAATTATTTCAACACTCTTGCTCTTGAGAACATGAGCAAGGCAGAGGAGTTCTCCAAGTTGACCCTCGGAGGAATCTACACCTTCTATGTTGAGCCTACCTCAAGGGAGTATCAGGGTCGTTGGTACACGCAGTGCACCTGCTTCAATTGGGTGCCGTTCCAACAGCCGCAGACACAGCCACAGCAACCGGCACAGGCAATGCCACAACCGGCTCAACCTGCTCAACCACAGCAACCAGCTCAACCGGCAACCGATATGCCGACAGCATGGTAACAAGAAAAAAGGGATGACCGCTTGGCCATCCCTCTTTTTTATTCGGTTAGTGACTTACCTGGGGCATTATTATCTATCGAAGGGATATTGGGGTTATCTTCGGTTGTGCTTCCGCTATACCTTTGCTTCAGTTCCAACTCGGCTTCCCATTCCTTCATTATCTGCTGCTCGTCATTGAGGTGAGGATTGCCTATATCCTGCATAGCAGCCTTGCGTGACTTGATCTTCGCATATACTTGGTCGGTTTGCAGTTTGACGAGTTCGGACTCGTTCTGCGGAATCCATATATTCTGCCATACAGAGCAACGGAGCGAATCGAATGTAGGATTCTTCTCCACTTTTCCCGTAAGCCTCTTGAACAACCTTGTCACTTTCTTGACGCTTGGGAAAATCTGCGTCCAACGGGTTTGACACCACTGAATCTCGGGAGCGAACATAATCTTGATAGTAGTGGAGGAGTCTGCTCCCGACTTGAGGATTTCAGGGTCTATACGGACTGACAGAGAGTTATGCAAGATGTTGCTCTCAAGAGCCTTGATTTGAATATCCACAAGGTTACTTGCATCGGGAGGAGTGAGGAATTTCGCATCGGAGTTCTTGACCGTTTCGGAGTTGCCCTTGACTCCTATAGTCTTGCCGTTACCTCCGACAGGAGGAAGACTCACAACCTTTTCGGACTTAAGAAAGAGCATAGGGAAGGCAAACGACCTCACCTCTTCGGAAACGTATGATAAGACCTTCTCATACGACTCAATGGATTGCTGAACGGGACCCGAAGGAATATCGTCCACTCTGAAGTAGACGGTCTGAATCATATCGTTCCCCGCTTGATTCTCCTTTCTTGAAAGAAGAACGTATCCATCTTCGCTCCTCTCTCTTCCTGCTTGGTTCTTGACCCACCTTTTCAGTTTGTTGACGAGGTTGATTCCGTCCTTGTCTTTCTCTTGAACCTTAATCCAAGTCTCAACGTACTTGGTGCTGAAGATATCAACGGCAGGTCTGCCCTGGAGCGAATACTGCCGATACAGTATCTCATTTCCGTCATCATCAATGCCGGGATACAGAGTATCGCCCTTCAGGAAAGAGAATACCTCGTATTCAATACTGTTGTCGGGTGTCTGATAGAGATAGATAGCGGCATCTCCCGTCTTGAAGCAGCTCTCAATGGCTTCAAGATATGCCACCTGCAAGCCGGTCTCATCCCTCATTGAAAGCAGTGTATCATATACTGCATCCTGATTCTTGCTCTCGTTAGAGATATTGAATCCGTCAGCCGCAAAGAACGATGCTTTTCTTTCAGCCATCTCCTGTTGGATACCAGTGCATACGACCTCAACATCCTCGTATCCCGCGACTTCCCACTTTGGGTTTCCGTTTGGGTCTTTCTCCGTGAGGCTGGGTCTATAGATGGCACGGGTAGACATATAACGTGAGTTGATCTTATGTGCGAAAGAAGAAATCTCATTCAGGAAATCTTCCTGCGTGAGGTTACGGTAGCACGAGCCGAACCCTCCTTTGATTGTGCTTCGGTATCCGGCTACATTCGTAGGAATCTGTATCGGAGAATCGGGATTGATTCTTCGCCTCCAATAATTCTTGTTGAGTTTGTCAGATATATTCATAGTGCAAATCAATTATTTCATATCGAATAGTATCATAGTATCTAATATAATATCGAATAGTATTATAGTATCATAGTATAGAATAGTGTCATAGTATTACCAAGATGGTATCCCCATATATGGCGGTGTATCGTACAATCCATAGTATGCATCATCCACTATCTCTTGCTCTGGTTGCTTCTTCGGTCTCGCATCAAGCCTGAATACAGAGAACAGGGTAAGGGTATCCATCAAGTTCGGAGAGGAGTGGAATTTGGACTTATACTCATCCTTTGAACGATAGTATATCTTCTTGTTTCTTTTAGTGCTGATGAAGACATTGATTTCGTCGAAGAGGACATCAAGCAACATCCTCTGCTTGCCTTTCTTTCCGTATGGTATGACGGTATTCTTATCTATCGCCATTGACAATTCGCCCTTCTCAAACATCACTTTCATCTTGCCGAGCAATTGTGAACGCAGATTGAAGTAGTTATCTACCATGACGGGGTTGCCGTTGGAATCTAATTCCTGAAGAGGCTTTCGGTTGGCAGTGACAGGGTATCCGCTTGTATATGCCTTGAGATAGTATCCGATACCCGTAGCATCAAAGGCGAAGTGTTCCACGGGAACATGGTATTCCTCAAGGGTATTGTCAATGAAATCAACAAGCTCCTTCGGTGTACCTCTGAAGAACTTGAGTGCTATGCATTGGTTGCCTCTCATTATAGCCATAGGGCAATCATCACTCTCCATTTCTCCTCCCGAGACATCCATAAGGGCATACATATTCTCATCCCCATCCCACGGATTCTCCCATAGTTGATGAATCATATTCCTTGATACCTCAACTGCTTCGTTTTCAACGGGACCGGCATAACCGCATTTGAGAATGGCTCTTTGCGTAGCTCCCGTATTATGGAGGTTGCCGATATTCTGACCCTTTGTAGCGGAAATAAGTTTGAGGTTATCGGCACTCTCTCCCGTAAATGCGGTAAAGGACTTGATAATCTGATGAATCGTCACTCCTGCCGCCTTCTCCTTTTCCGTGATTTCGATATTGGCTCTTTCGGCTACCTCTTCTGCTGTATTGCCCCAAATGATATCGTGTTCGGTATCTCCCTTGATATAGAAATACCTTGTCTTACCATTCATCTCGGGTCGGAAATACCAATCATCTCCGATATAACCTGCATCCTTGAGCATAGTGGTCGTGAAATGCTCATGCTCAAAGTTGAACGACATAACCATACAAGGGGTCATACCCGAACTATCCCTATTACGGGAGAACCAGTATGAGAACATCTTGAATGATTTCATTTCGGTAGCCTCGTCTATTCCGATGTACGAAGCCTGATTCTTCTTCGCATAGTCCTTGAAGAGGTCCCACTCCCCTGGGTTCTCAACGTTGAAGTTAGAGTGTATGAGCTGAACGGAGTTGTTCCACCGAGGCCAATTGAATGTCGGGTAATCAACGGAACTGTATTGACATCCACCGAAATTACCCATTACCTCAACGGCATCACGGAAGATAGATGAACCCTTCTTTGAGTCCTGAAGACGGACGGAGATGAAACGACCCGTATATCCCTGCTTTCCAATGCCGTTCAGAGCCTTGAGGA